TGCTTTGATTGCTTTCTGCTTTGTCGGAGCCTCGGCGTATAGTTGCTCTTTCCAAGCCTTGTAAGCCTCCATCTCGACTGTGAACTTCCAAGCGCTAATCTTTACTTCAGGGTCACTAGGTAAAGGCTTAGAATCGGTTATGTTGTCTTTGTCTTTACCGCTTATCAATCTATCTAAAGTCTCAACCTCTGATTGAGTGAAGCCCGTACCCTCGAGTTCAGGTAAAGCGGTCAGCAAAGATTTCAGAAGTGGCTCGTTGTATCCAGCCAAATCAGTTAGGCGATTATCAGCCAAGACAATCTTACGAGCGGACTCTTCATCTACATCCACATAAGTTATCTTGATTTTTTTCCAGCCGAGTTTCTTCGCCGCTTTGTATGTGTGGTTTCCCGCCAAGATAAAATTCGAACCGTATTGAACAACAATCGGTCTGTACTGCCCATGGGCTTTGAGAGATTGAGCAATCGCTTCAATATCGCCACGACGAGGATTTGTCGGGTACGCCTCAAGGGATGACAAAGGAACTGAAGCAACTTGTCCAACTTTTATCTTCGCTTTCATTTAATGTATATCCACGCCTCGAAGTTATAGAACTTCCAAAACATTGTGCCAACTGTGAACCCTGCGTTCTCTGCCAATATCTGATTTCGCATTGATGAGTTCACCTTCATCATAGGTCGAAGGTCGCGCTCTTTGTTAAGTATCTGTTCAGGGCTAAAGGCTTTACGCTTGAAGTCATAGTGAGCGCCGTTGATTACCTGCTCAAGTTCACCCGATTCTTCTCGTACCTTCTCTGCCCATATAAAAGCCCCACCCTCAACTAGAGATTCATAGATGACGCTCAAGATGTTTGGTCTGTCCTCGTAGGGTAAGAACTGAAGTGTGAAGTTTGAGATGATTAAACTCGACTTACCGAATCCATTGAAAGCGCGTAAGTCTTTGCGAACATAGATAGTTTCATCATGGGACTCAGGCAATAAGTTATCGGCTATATCAATTCCGACTTTCTTGCCACGGTGAGGAAGTCGCTCTAACAGCGTTCCAGTTGAACAGCCAAGGTCAATCACCTGAGTATCTTCAGTCATGAAGTATGTACTCAAGTCACAGATTGCTTCAGTCAATGTGTGATAGTTCGGGATTGATTGCGCGATGTGTTCATCGAAGTTCTCAATCGTCTCAAATGAGAATGGCTCAGTAGAACTCATGAAGCCTTCTACCAATCGCTTCCACGACTGGGATAGTGATTGTCCGTCCGCACCGTTCGTATCTTTCGGAATCTGAAACTCGTCGTCCATCGTGATAAAACTCCGTCCATCCATCGGGTAATCCTTGAAGGCGCTCGCACTCCAAGGGAGTTAGTTTTCTAATCGCAAAGCCGTCCTCATCCCCGATTTGAACTCCGTGACGGTCTTGCGCTGTTATCGTGTACATCGGGTCGCCATCATCTTTGATGAGTCGCCCGTTTGGTGATTTGTTTACTCTTGCTACATCGAGAACTGGTCTAACGAATGGCACATTGTTACCACCTGTTCCCATGTGTGCCAGTAATGTTGGAGCCACATTCTCAAAGGTTCTAAAAGCATTATCTCTGCGAATGAACTGCTCGACTACATACTGTCGGGAGTTTCCTCCTTTGTAGTAATGGGCGTCGAGGGTCGGAGAAATGTCGGAGAAAAGCCCCTGCCTTCCTTCTCGTTCTTTCGAGTTCGCTTCATCATTGCTTCTACCTGTTGCTCCGATAGGAAATACTTTTGGTCGGGGGTGACTTCTAAGATGTCCGATAAGGAATACCCTTTCTCGGTGCTGTGGGACGCCGAAATTTTGGCTGTCAAGCAACTCCCATTGACAGTCATACCCCAAGCCATCCAAGACTTCAAGGATGATTTCGAAGGTTCTTCCTCCGTCGTGATTGAGGAGTCCTTTGACATTCTCAAAGAGGATATACGGTATGGATTTTTCGTGAGCGAGTCTAAACATTTCAAAAGCGAGTGTCCCGCGGGTGTCATCCAAGGAAAATCCAGTTCGCTTTCCTGCAACTGAAAAAGTCGCACAAGGGAATCCTCCAACGAGGAGGTCGGCATCAGGAATGTCTCCAGCGGAAACATTTCTAATATCTCGTCCGTCAGGTTGGTGTCCGAAGTTTCGTGCATAAATACTCCTAGGTCTCTCTAACCATTCGTTAGCCCATACACACTCATGACCAGTTCTTTCAAGTCCGAGTCTGAACGCACCAACTCCTGCGAATAACTCTATGAACTTCATTAGACAACAGGTTTCGCTGGTCGCCCTCGTCTACGAATTAGTTTGCCTTCAGCGTCGTACTCGGGTGTACGAGAAATATCATTGCGAATGATTTTGTAAATCAACTGCTCTGATACTCCCATTGCTTCAGCAATTTCACGATAGGTAATGCGCTGTTTGCGTAGTCGAAGAATCAACTGCTTTCGACGCTTTCCTAAATCTTGAATCTGTGTTTGGTGTGTGCGGATAGCGTCGGTCAATAGTTTGACCTCATCTAATCCTTTGCCGTCTAACTCTGTTGCTTCCATAACCGTACTCATATTGCTTCTCCTTCTTCGAACAGGCGTTCGACAGCATCATCAAACTTAACCTTCTTTTGAATCTGATTGGCGGTTGCCACAAACTCAAGTTCAATTTTCATAATAGATTTTTTGTAAGCAATGAGCATAGCAATATAAAACGGTAGTATGAAAAAACTAGCGATTGCTAAACCAACTGCTGTCCAAATTAAGTTCCAGTTCAATATGTCCTCTCCTTCTCAACTCCTCGAATGTAAATCACTAACGAATTTTTATCTTTCTTTGGTGGCAGAAAAACCAACGACTTCACAAACTCCGAAGAATCATCGGGAAGAACTCCCGCATCTACGAGTCCATCAATCGCCGCTTTGACTGAGGGATTACACGCCCCTACATCCTGTAAGCGACCACCTTTCTGATGTGGCTCCACCGTGACGGTAATCCAAACCATAGGAGGTATCTTCTCATATTTAGCCAAGAGTTGAAAACCCGTTCGCCATTCCTTTGTAAGTTTTGCTCGTTCCCACCTATTGCCAGCGCGTTCGGCATTAGTCGTCCAAGGACGCTGTTCGAACTCGAGACGATAAATCGTTTGCTCGGTCTCATCAATCTGACAAAAACATTCCATGACTCAAGCATGAGGGATACTCCGCACCATGTCCAGTTGCGTTTTTTGTCCCAAGTTATCTATCTGCCACCATAAACCGTTTTCATCCTGAAAAGGAATCTCTTCAGCCGACTCAACCTTTTGAATTAAGTAGCCGAGTTCACGGGCTTTGGCTCTGTTGGATTCAACCCAACCATGGCAACCGCTAGTGCCAGTACCACAAAGAACAATTAGATTCGCTGATTCGTGAAGCATCTCATTCTTTGAACCGCCCATCATTCGTGGACGGCGATGATGAACTGATACGGGATAGCCTAGAAAATCTCGGTTACATCTTTCGCACTTGTATGAAGCACGGGCAAGAACTAACCATCGTGTCGGTTCAGAAACTCTGTTTGGTTTAGCCTTTGCCATTGGAGTCTTTCATCCGCGATGGCGTCCAAGCAAGCAGGGCATACCTTTGAGTTCGTCTGAACCGCCATCTGCTGTACCAACCTGCAAACGGAAATATCTTCATAGGTCAGGTGCCACCGTTCCATTATCATTTTCCAGCGGAGCATCTTTACCTCTGTTCAACTTCTCTAACAATTCTTTTTTAATCTGTGCTACAAATTCAGGTGAGGCTTTTTTCTTTTCTAGTTCTGCGTACTCAAGTGACATTAACCGCGAGCGCTCGCGGTCTCGAGCGTCGGCTAGTCTACGACGCCATTCCCGATTTAAGTGCGAAGGATTGATAGCCGAGTCATGGTTTGAATAATGCCAAGAAACAATTTTCTTTGCCTCTTCTAAAGGTAAATCCGAATCAAGGGACTCAGCCCAAGCCCTAACCTTTAACTCATCAACCTGTACTCGTAGGTCATAGATACCAACAAATCCTAAAAGCATGGCGATGTCAGAGAGGGTCATTGCGGAACTTCTCTGCCAAGTCGATTGCTCTAATTGCTGATTGTTCATGTTTGGTTTTAACTCCTACTCCTCTGAGAACTAAATCCATTTGACGCATTGTGGGAACTGTCCCGATGTAATCCAAAGCCTGTTCAATCTGTTGCTCTGAATATCCTCTTGCCTCAGCCGCTTTAGTTATTTGAAGTAATGAGTGCCAAGCCCCTTTGCCTAAAGGTTTAACTCTTTGCTTCTCCCACCATCTTCGAGCAACTGCTTCAGAGAGCGCGACAACTGCGACAGCAGTTTCGTCGCTCTTTGTTGTAGATAGGACGGATGTATAG